TGTAGCTTCGCTAAAAACCAAGATGGCCACCAAGATTAGGGTAGATGGTTTGAATTCACAGAGTGGGTCGGGCGCCGCCGCGAACACATCCGGAACTTCGTTTAACGGAACTCAAGGACCCGGCCCGACTCCCGGAACGCTTCATGCGCAAACGAAAATTAGAATCGAACAAATTGCCCGTTATCGGATCGCCGGATTACGAGATATTCGTATCGCAGAGATTCTCAAAATTACTCCGGCCGCACTTAAATTTATTTGTGACAAGGTTGAATATAAAGAAGTTGAAGAAGCTCTTCTTATCGGCCAACTAACCGAGATGGATCTAGCCCTTGCAGGGCAGATCGAACCACTCCGTCAGGAGGTTCGCAATGCTGTCCCGGCTGCACTCAGATGCCTTGTTGATGCTGTCAATCAACGGCGGGACCTACGGACTGCTCTCGCCGCAAGCGTTGAAATCCTTAAAAGAGACCCGGATAGAGTTGCCCCTGACCTTGAAAGAAAGTCCGGTCCTACCGACGAAGAGGGGCGATTACTTACGATCCCACAATCTTTGATGGACGAAACCGCCCGTCAAGCGGATGTAACCGCAAGCGAACTTGCTAAGAAGAGGCTTCAATAAAATGAGTTCACTCCCGAAGGTGCCAAATGTTCCGCAAAGAGTCGTCACCAATAAAGAATCCCAAAAAGCCTCCGCGGTCAATTCATCCCTCCCTACGGGTAAAGACCCCGCAGTCAGCGTTCCGCGGGAAGCGCCAGCGTCGGACATCTTGGTAGAAGGTCCTCTAGGACATGTCGTTACGATTAAAGATCAATCTGGAGATGCTACGCAATTTTATAAATATTTTGTCTTTTGCAAATGCGGCTTTCAATCACGACAAAATCAATTCGAATTCGCCAAACGAATCGCAGATTACCATGTTTATCATCACACTAGGCGTTAGTGTTCGGAGACTAAACACATGAGCCGACATCACGATTCTGGGGATCATATCGACGCAGGAAAGACCTTCGAGCATCCGGATTATCCGTCCTGTATCGACTTTGCCTCGAAGCCTTCCGAAAACCGTTCACTAATTACGAGCGGGGCTCAGAGCCGTGGTCCGGGCGGCAGCATGAGAGGTAAAGGCCCTTGGAAAACTCACTGTCATGCACCAGAAGTAAACGAAACTATTCGATGTGAAAATGGAGATCCGTCGTGAATATTAATCCTGGTCAGAGCACCACTTTAACGGCTTCACCCCTCGACGCAAACGGAGTTGCCACAACTCTTCCAAGCGGCGACGTCCCTCAATGGTCAATCGAACCAACCGCAGGTGTAACCGTTACGCCTTCGACTGATGGGTTAACCCTTGGGGTATCCTTTGCGGCTACGGCTTTGCCTGGAAACTACGTTGCGACTGTTATGGATGGTATTATCAAGACGGCTATGGGAACGATTACACTTACAATTCCGGCGCCCGGACCTAATCCAGTCGCGAGTTTTTTAGTAACGGCTAGTACGCCAGTTTGAGTTTATCGTCAACCTAGAGAAAGGTAATGACGATGAATGTAGAGAGCTTGGTGCTAGTTACAAATCCGAGTGTAGAACCAAGGTTCCTGACAGACTCCTTGCCGGTGCGTATACGATCACGCCAAGCTCTCTTCCAAGTTTCTGCGCGACATACTGATCGGAACGCAAAAAAGTCTGTCCCGCAGCGAGGCTTTAGCCGAGCGAGGACTAGAATATAAACGCGCGCCCTTCGCTTTTGTTTCGCTTTTTGGGATCGTAACTTCTACCCGAGAAGATTGCGATAAGGCCATTTCGAGCGAAGTTCAAGATGTCGAAATAAAGGTTCCCTTAAATACTTCGGCTACCTTTATTCCAATTCCTATAGTTGGTCTCAAAGGCGAAGAATTTCGACGCGCCTTGAGAACCAATTGTCTTGGCTCCCTTTTCTATTTTATCAAACACGCTCTTCGACGTAAGCGCCTAGTGGATCACCTCCATGAACCACTCTGCACGCACCTTGAAAAAGACCACATTAAAGACGTTGTCGAATGGCCTCGCGACCACTTTAAATCAACGATTGGCTCTGAAGGTTTACCTATCTGGCGCGTCTTACCCGTTAATGAGTCCGATCTTAGAGAATTTCAGAGGCTCGGTTACTCAGATGAGTTTCTACAGTGGCTACTTCGCGTTCATCGGACCGAAGCCCGAAATCTCCTCGTTAGTGAAAATATTACTAACGCATCCAAGCTTGGTCGTAGAATATCTTTCCATTACGAGTCTAATTCCATCTTCCGCTTCCTCTTCCCGGAAATAATCCCAACTTCATCGGAGACCTGGTCAAACTTTTCTTTGCACCAACGGATTCCCTTAGCAGCCGCCGCACGCTCTGGGGGACATGGGGAGGGCACCTTTGATTTTCTCGGGGTCGGGGGTGCCCTTCAGTCTAGAC